GAGCAAAGTCTGTGCGTGAGTGGCTTGTGTTGGTAGGGCTTGCAATTACGCTGACTAAATTATAAGCGATTGCAGGAAATGCAGACTCTTGCGGAATCCGCAAAGGGTTTAAGCGAGTGGAAACCAACGCCGTGAGGTCTGACGCATTGCTTAAAATGTTATATACTATTTTTATTGGTGCGCTCATGCCTTGGCGTCCGGTGTTAATTTATCAAAGACATGCGAATATAACCTAACCGCTTCGTGAATAGACAAAAACTCAGGTTCCTCCCATGGAAATGTTAACAGCCTTTTCGGTTCTATTGGCTTTTTTAAGTGGGGCGCCATGCCTGTAGCAACTGCCCAGCGAGTTATTTCCCATTGGTTTCTGTACTGCTGTTGCTGCGCCTCACGCATGCCCTCCAATTTCAAACGCCAAAAACGTGGCGAGCATTTCCAAAATTCCCGCTCAGTTAGATTCAATTCGCCGTAACTGATGCGCTCAATCTTGCGCCAAGTTAGCGGTGCGCCGTCGCCCTTGGCTTTTACTTTCCCTCTGGCTCTTCGGTGCTAAAGAAATCACTAACGGCCTGCGTAAATCCATCTAGCGCAGGACTCAACTCTGTAAATCTTTTAACCGATGCGCCCAATTTTTGGATTGTGGGATATGGCGTTTTTTTGCCGTCGGCTTCGTAGCCTTCGAGAATCCCATAGAATGCGCAACTCAGTGCGAAGTCCATAGATTTGGCAAGGTCTTTTTGCAGGTTTAGATCTGCGAAATTTTCCATTCCAGCCAACTGCATCACATTGCGCAGGCTGTTCATGTTAAACAAAAGGGGGTGCTGAACACCCCCGATGATAATGTGGCTCATGCCACAAAGATAACAAATAAATTATGAAACGGTGCCAATAGTCAAAGCGCCTGTACCTTGCAAAGTTCCTGTGAAGGTTGCTTTGTCATTGTTGGGTGCGCTCAAACTCAAGCTGCTGAAGAAAGCGCCGCCTGTTAATTTTTGATCTCCTGTGCTGTTGGTAGTCATTACAATTGTAACAGAAGTACCCGCTAACAAATCGGTCAAAAGATCTTTAAAAGACAAACCGCTTGTGCTCACAGATGCATCTTCTTCAAAAATACCTTCAACGTTCAAAGTGTAGCCATATTCGCCGGCGATAAACTCCTTTGCGCCTGCGCTGTCTTTGTTAGTAACGTCGATCATATCTTTAGAAATGTCGATTGAATGAGATGTCGCGTTTGCGATTTTGGTCAAGGTTCCGCTCACATCTTTATAGATGCTTATCAGCGTGCCGTTTACTGGTCCAGAGATTGCCATGGTTATTTGTATATTAGATTATTTTTTTTAGCTAAATCGGCAATGATTTGATCAACGCCTTTCATTATGTTTTCTTCGACGCTTGTGGCGTTTGAATCGACGGCCCTTTGCATAAAACGCACGGGGGCAATGGCGCCTGTATAGCGGCCTGTGCTCGATTGGATTCGCTCAACCGTGCCGTATTCATACATCACGCCCAAATAGTTGTTGTGGTACTCCTTGCGCAAGCCAATCAAAGCCTTATCATAGTTCTGATTATCCTTGCTATTAATAAAACCGATTGAGTCCCGCAAATCGCCTGTATCAACTGGCACCAAACTTTTGGCCGTTGCGATAATTGGGCTTGCGCTTTTCTTTAAAACTTGCTGAAGTTTACGACTTTTCACACTGACCCCCATAGCCTTTAGGGCTTCCAAGGTTTCAGCGAGTCCGTCGATTTTCTCCATTATTGCGTTAATTCGGTTTGTAGTTTCAAATATAGATTGCGCTGAAGGTTTGCAATGTTAACAATGTTGTGCGCTCCATTGTCATCAACCACCCTGTGCTTAACGCCTACGGCAGAATTGAAACGAATGGTATACATTACAATTTGCTTATGCTCGCGCCTGTCTGCGTTTACATTCTCGGCGCCACTTTCCTGCTCAACACGCTGCGCCCAGGCGGTTGCATATTCCGTCCACGTTTGCAGCTTTTCGCCTGTGTTTGTATCTATGGTTTCGGTGTAACTTTGTAGGCTCACCAAAACATCCATTAATCCCGCATTCATCAGATCATGATTTGGATTTTGTACGGATCGAGTAGGTAGTGAAAGCCGAAATTCATTTCGCTGTTAATACTCCCCGCAATGATGGCCTGCCTGTTATCGTAATACTGTGCAACCAACAACAGCGCCGCGTGCTTAATCGTAGCGGGTAGAATTGTATCGGGATCTACAGAAGAAGTGCCGACAGGATTAAAACCCTCAGAAATTTCAACAATATATTTAATTGTATCGTCCGTTATTGAGGATGGCGTGTTTTCAAAAAAGATATTTCGAGAATACCCGCCCATTGGATCAGGCGCAACCAACCAATCGCCAGAATCAAAAGCAACAACTGTTTGCGAGTCGTTCACATAGCTCACAGAGTTGATCGCCAAGCAGCGCGTGTTTAAGCGCAGATAATTGCCCGAAGGTATATTGAGTCCATTCACGGGATTCACGAGCGCAGGCTGGCCAGTAAATGAGTCAAAGCCATACTTTGCCGTCCCTTTGCGAATTGAGTAACCCAAATAATTACTGCAGGCATCAATTGCCATAGAGATAAGCCCCGAAATGTAAGTATCATCTGAGGAACTTGTAACCCTTAAATGGGTTTTTGCATCTGCCAAACTGAGGTAATCAGTTGCGGCATTTGCGAAGGCGGTATATCTACGGCTAACAAACATTATTCTGCGTCTAGTTCGGTTTCAGGGTTTACTGGTTTTGCCTTCTTTGGCTTCGTTGGCGTCAATACTGCAATCTCTTCAGCAACGCCCGCCTCAATTAAGAGCATAGCCTGCTTAGTTTCCATTATTACTTCCTCGCCTACATTGTAACTTAAATTAAATTGCCCTGTAGGGTTTGCTGTAAATCTCACTTTCATATTGGCCCAGGGGCGATGCAGTCAAGATCACCCCCGGCACTCGGTATTTAATGACTCCGAGCAGTCAAGTTATTAGGCTACGATGTCCTTACAAACTGCGAAGGCAGTAGGCTGCAACAAGTTGCAATCTAAGTAAGCATTCAATACAACGTTAGTCAAGCCAGCAGTAGCACCGCTATAAGGGTCAACTGTCAACTCCATACCACCCCAAGAAGCGATAGCCATTTTGCTGAAATCTCCAAAGATCATTGCAGACAAAGTTGAGCTAGTACCCTTAGACAAGTTTGAAGGAACCAAAGTTGAAGTGGCTACGTTGTAACCGTTCAATTCAGCACCACCTGCAGGCCAGATGAAGTTACCTTCAACACCTGAAGCTTGGCGTGGGATAGTTTGCAAAGCGGCTTTTACTTTAGGGTTGGTCAAGTAAGCAACACCCTCACCGTTTGCGTTTTCAACGGCTTTCATCAAGTTAACAACGTCGGCCCATACTGGAGCGATTCCGTTTGCGTTTGTGCTGTTAGAAGATGCGCCACCTGCAAAAGTTACGTTAACTGAAGAGTTAGCAATGATACCGGTTGGCTCGTTAGATCCACCGCCTTTAATAGCAGCAGTTTCCAAAGACTGAGCCATTGCATTCAACAACCAGTTACGCACGTAAGCGTCGATTGAGTTGCTAGATTGCAACATCAACTGGTTAGAAACTTGAATGTAAGCGGCCAAACGCTTAGGGCTGAAAGTGATTTTGCTGAACGCGGGGCTCTTTTCAGTAGCAGTTCCGTTTTCAGTGTTCCAACCTGCAGAAGGCACAGTTGAAGCTGTTGGCATATCCAAGTTACCAACCAATCCGCTCAACTGCTGCACACCCAAACCGCGCAATACAGTCTTAGGAAGCAATACGTCGATAATAGAACCAACAGAAGTTTGAACGTTTACACCACCTTCAGAGCCAGAAGTTCCGCCAGTAGCAGACATATCACGCTTAAATACTTCAGAAGGGATTTTCATAGAGTGAGCGCTTACGCTTACACCGCTACGCTGATACTCGCTAGAAGCCAAGGCAGAAAATTCACCTTCAACACCTTCGCGACGGCCAGAAATAGCCATATCGATAGCGCGCTTAAAGCTGTACTCTTTAGCCATTTCTGACTTTTCTTTTTCTTCGCTACGGCTAGCAACGTGGCCAGCGGCTTGAGCTGCAAGATTCTGCAACTTTTCCAAGGTTTCAACCTCTGCTTTGATCGCGCCCAAACGAGCCTCGATTTCAGCCAAGCGATTAGTTTCTGAATCGGCCATAGATCTGGCTTCTTTTTCAATGGTGGTTTGCAAGGTAGACAATTCGCCTAGCAAACGTCCACGCTCTTCTTTAAGGGCTTTGATTTTATTCATGATTTTGTTTTTTGTTTAAAGGTTTTGGTATCTCAATAAAGCCAATTTAATAACATCGGCAGAGGCTTGGCTTCTTTTTGCCTCTTCAATTTCTTGCTCCTGATCACGCATAGCAACAATGCTACGGGCGTCGGCTTCAGTATCGGCGTAAGCGGGATAAGTTACAGGGCTAACGTCGTACAAATCCTCGATGACCTTGATTGTGCGCTTGCCCATAGATCCGTACTTTTCTGACTCGCTCCACATTTGCTCTTTGATTGTAAAAGCAAATGAGCTTTGCGTGATATCGCCGCGCATGATAGAACGCACAACCGACATATGTGTGGGATTCTCATAATCTGGTACCCAAGTATATTCAAGATTGCCGTCGCCATTTACAAACACTTTGCAGGTGTTTGCTTTTGTGCGGCCCAAAATTAACTCGGCTTCGTGATTAAACAAACAGCGAATGTCGTAATCTTTTGAAAGAGCATTGTCAAACGCCCCTGGCAAAATAACCTCCTCAAAATATCCTAGATCCGTAGCGGAATTAATGACAGCAGCAATGCCGCCAATTTCTTTTGGCATGCCTTCGCCTTCTGACCTGGTGTGGACGGTGCCCGTAAATGTGCGCCTTTCTTGTTTCATGTTAAATGACTTCTGTATTATTGGTTCCCTCTGGATTGTTGTTTTTGTCGGCGGTGCTCATTAGTTGCGCAATCTTAGCGTCCATGTATTCATCGATTTTGCTGGACGGCATCAAATTAGATTCGATCAAATATTCATCGCCTCCATTAAATCCGTTAGCATCTTCAAACATGCGGGCCTCGTTACGTGAAAGCCAACCGCCGCGAATGCCTTTATTGTAATAGTCAGCGCGCTCATTGGCGGAGGCTCTCAACAGCGAATTAAAGTTAAATTTAAAGTAATAAGTCAACTTGTC